GTCTTTTCTCATCGGTCTGAGATTTGACCCACTGGCGGACAGGGTTGCCTTGTTCATCATAAAACGTGGATACACCTTTGATCTTATGCCCATCAGGAACCAGATGATTCCATCCATGATCCGGGCTGTATCCCCTGCGCGCAGCCTTATCCCTGACCAGCCTCAAGTGGTCACCGACAGTCCCCCGGCTAACCTTAAGTAAATTGGCGACCTCTCTATAAGAAAGACCCTGCACCTCGATGAGATCAATTATCTGTTTTTGTTTTTCTGTTGTACAAAATTCCAGTAGCGGATGATCCACTCTACCCCCCTTTAAGTTTCATGTACTCCGAGTCTTGGGGACAAGATAAAAATAAGCCATGATCCATAGCCCACTCATTCACCCTGTCCATGAAGTCCATCATCTCTCCCCGATCTAATCCGCTCGTCTCCCGCACCTGACCCGGGATGACGGTGTTGTTTATCTTCCTGTCCTCCGTTCCTAATATCTTGTATTTTATCAGTTCTTTCATTCTTTCTTCAGTGATATCTGCACCCCTTTCCTTGAAGTGTTCAGACATCTCCCGACACCAAACATGAAAGAGAGCATTTTGAGATAGTGACCGCTTTGGCGTGTGCCGCTTCACCTTCCACTCTACCGGATACTCCCAGTTCCACTCCTTCTCCAAGTAGTCCTTGAAAAAATCTACACGCTGCTGCAGCTGCGCCTTATCTTTAACCAGCCAAAACTCACCCATAGCTTCCCTCATTTCGTCAATAGGTCTTAATAAATAATGCTTAATTTTGAACGCATCTGCCCTTTCTCGGAATGGGCCATCTGGATCACCCTTACTAACCTTTCTGCACAATCGGTCAAAGTCATGCTTCCACGCCCATCCGACCATTTCGGTTTTTCCTAATCTCATGTTGCTGCTGCAAAAAACATAGGCGTCTACCGGGTAATCTATCTGTGATGCCTCTATGTGGGCATCATGGTAAGGCTGTGGCGCTACGTTTCTTTGCTTTGTCTTAACATCAATCTTGATGCCCAAAAACTCCAAGTCCCACAGGCAGCCGACATTTGACTCCGACACCCTGTTCGCGCCGAGAGCATCCCTAACAAGAATCTCTGCGTCCTTTGCGACCTTGTGACGCCCGGGATCATCTGCCGATATTGACGCACTGTTGCTCCAGTTACGCACCGGCTCGCTCAATCAGAATGTCAATGTAGTGCCGCGCCTTCTCAAGATCCTGTATGCCGCCCTATGTCTTCCACCGGGACACATACTTGACCACCGCGTGTTCACACACGCCTAAACCATTTTCTAGCGCATACTCCAGCGGTTGTATCTTCATTGTCTTGTAGTGACTGCCGCCAACTTGTTCAGACTCCCACTTCATCTTTGCCTCCTTGGTATATCAACCCTGATGTTGTTCGCCCCCTCCGATCTTTTGAAGGTCTGCCCCGGCCCCTCAAATAACGCCAGCGTTCCCTCCCAGTTATGGTGTCGCTGCTTCGCCACGATAAGCCGCTGGTCAACCCCCTCCGCAATTTGCAGAGCCTCTTTTTCGGTCAAAGAAAAGCCGTCTTCCATCTTGCGCTTTGCTGTAGCCCTGATCTTGTTGTGCCATGTGATGCACAACAGATGCGCCTGATCGGTGATAGTGCTGCCACCCCTAACGTCAAAGCGGGTTGGCACATACTCATCACCGCCCTGTTGCGGCTTTCTCACATGGTGGACAACAGCAATGTGGATCTTCAGAGCCTCAGCCAAAGAAATTAACTGATTAAAAAACAGCCTCTCCCTCTCGGAGTCATCTGTCACCCCCATGAATTGCAGATTATCCAGCGCCACCAGCTTTACCCCACGCTTCGCCATCGCCGAAACGCAACCCAGCGCCTGTAGTGGCGTCACAGAACCTAAAGCCCGATACCACCAGATCCTGCCCCGGCTCCACTCAATAAAGTCCTCTGCGAACTCCCGGGCAACAACGTCAACCGCCGCTGCCTGCTTGCACATCATCTTTGCGGTGTCTTGTAGGCGCATCTCAAACGAAGCCAAGCCCACCGGGTGGTGCTGTGCTGCATGAACTAGGATCTGACTAAGCAGTGTCGTTTTCTTATGCCCATTGATCCCAGCCCAAACAGACACCTCACCATCGCGGAGTCGCAATTTGTCGTCAGTGTTGGGCCAAGGTAATGGCGTACCATAGGATTCTGTTTTGACGCTAATGCTATCAAGGAAGTCGTCCTTGAATGCGTCAATGCCAACAACGTCAAGCTCCTCGACCTGCGCGTAAATCTCCTGCAAGTCCTTGTCCGTAAAGTCCTCAACCTCCCTCCGTGGGATTCTATTCATACCATGTACTCCGAATTTGCTTTGCCTCGTTGACGCTTCTTCTCGCTGGCATTCCAGTTGCCTAGAGCATGAGGCCAACTGACCATCTTGTTTTTCCCAACATACCAATCCTTCGACGCATAGAAATTAACGAACCTCTCTGGGTCTACAAACAGGTATCCATTAGCCTTGCATTTCTCTTCAACTTCCTCCACTGACGGCGGGACAAATCGACTAGATTTGGCCCCTTTCTTTTCTATTCTATTCTTATCTAATCTATTCTTGCATGACTCCATCATGATAGGGTCATGACTTTTGGTAGAGTCTTCTTCACCAAAGTCCCGCAACCTACTGATTAGCTTACGCATATCAGGGTTGCTTGTCATTGATGAGTCTAGCCTTTTGGCAATTTTAAGGCATGTAATTACACCTAAGTCACTTTCAAAGAGTTGTAAGTCAACCATCCTTGCCATGATCTCGTTTACCTTGGTGATTGAGATCCCCGTATCGTGGCTGATGATCTCCGCGTCATGCTCTAGCTCAAAGGTATACTTGTCTGCGCTAACGTCTCCAGCTATTAGCTCAATGCAGTACCAGTACAGCCCATATCCCTCCATGCCATAGTCCAGCATCAGCTTCCGCAGCTTTGCGTCCCTATGTGCATCAGTATCGTGCTTTACCCACTTCACCCGTCGCCCCCTTAAATACTTTGTCCACAAACTGGTTTGGCTTGCCGCCGCGCTTTAGTGCTAAGGCGTACCGCGCCTTATCTTCCCGGGACAGCGATTGTCCGGTTTTTTTGGCGTGTTCTGCAAGCTCAACCACAAAGTCCTCCAGAGACTCCGCAGACGGCCTTCTGGGCGATTTAAAGTGCTGGGCAGTGTCAGGGTATAGGGTATCCCAATCAAGCCCCAGAGACGCCAGAACGTCCAATGCGCCGCAGCCAGCGTAGCAATGAATCAACACCCTGCCGTCATCTTTCTCGGTTATATAAAGTGATGGGCTTAGATCATTATGTGCTGGACAAGTTGCAAGCCAGCTACCCTCCTTTGACTTTCGATACTTCTGGACTCGCTCCAGAATATCTCTTGCTGACATAGCCCCCTCCTATAGCGGCTCATGGTCATTAAAGAAATCCGGCAACTCTACCTCTAGGGCTGCACAAAAATCCTCCACAACGCTGACCTTGACGGTCTTTGCATTCCTCCAGCGCACAACCTGATTCGGGTGCGCCTCCATAATCCGGGCAAGTGCGCGGGTAGAAACCCCGCGCTGATCTTGCAGTTCCCGGATGCGTTTACCTACATCCATTCTTTTCACCTCAAAACGGGATATCTTCGGAAGACTCAGGCTCCTGCTTTTTATCAGGCTCCCATGTGTCCAGCTTTGCGTAACCCTTTCCGGCCTTAGACACAAGCATGTCTCCGTTCACCCAAATAACATCTGGGTTTTCTTTGATGTGCTTTTGCATCCACTCTCGGAACTGCGGAACATTAATTGACAGCTTGCCGATAACAAAATCTGGCTGACCGTCACGCTTCTTTGGGTACAACCCGCCGATTAACTCACTATCCATTGATAATCTCCTTACTGTTCTAGTAGTGTTTGAATGATTTTGTTGGCTGTCTGAAACTCTTTTAAAGACAGGTGGATTTCGTTTCCCGTGCGGCACTCTTTGAGACGAACTCTGCCGTTTCCATATAAGTACACTCGCAGAAAAAACTCCTCCTCGCCTTCCGAGTCCCTATCGATATCGGCGCAGTTAAAAAAGTAACTCAAAAACTCTCGCTCGCCTTCAATCTCATCCATTTACTATTTCCTTTCTAGCTAAATTAACTTCATCTGAGCGTAGGTACGCTCTCTCTTCGGTGGTAAAAACACCACCCTTGCTTGGAGCGAGATACAGCGCCTCCTTAACCTGATCGCTCTCAATCTCAAGCCACGCCTCTGCGAATGCAAGCGCATCCTTTTCCAAAAACGCAGACTTCATGTAGGACACTGTGTCCCAGTTTTCCCTCACGGCATTATTATGCGCCAAGAGGCGTTCCATCTGAGCATTTACCTGCTCGTCGATGTTCTGCTGTGCGATGGCGTTGGCGACTTCATCTGCACTAGCAAACTCTGTCCCCGCGAAACCACACGCAGCGAGGCTTCTGCCAATTGCTGACGTTTCCGCGTTTTCCATAGCACTTGTCTTGTTGATCTTTGATGCCGACCTCTTCTCCTCTGCATAGCCTGTCCCTCTCACTCGCTGGCAGTCATCTAGCACCAGCGCCTTCATAACAACAGTCTCATCGTCAGCGGATACAAGCTCGGTCACAATAGACCACTCTGGATGTTGCTCCTTGAACTCCGCCACCCTTAACGCAACGGTCTTGTACTCCCGACCGTGAATCTTTACTACTCCATCTGTCATACCATCGTCCTCCGATCTTGCTCTTGCTCAAACCAATAGCGCGCACCGTACCCGGCGACATACGCCCTGCTCTCTACCGTCGCTGGCTCTCCCTCCTTGCAGTCATGCCAGCCCTGCACAAAATCGCTCACATCGAATAACGGCCTGTTCCTGTAGTATGAATCAACATACTCCTGCAACTCCCGATCTATCTCAGGCATACATCTCCTCCAGCGTCTCGACAACATCATCAGCGTTCAGAATTTTGTGGCTGAACCAAGTGCATTTGTGGACGGTGTACTCAACCTCTTCCACCAAAATGCGCTGGCCCCACGCCTCGTCCATGTAGCAACCACCATTGATGTCATATTGAGCGTCAATGTCTGAAGGGTCAGCCATCACCCAGCACCCACGCTCTTCGACGTCAATGATGCGAGCGCCGTCTACAATCTGCTGATACTCAGAAACAGGCTCGTAATCAATCCATATCGCAATCATGACAACTCCTCCCGAAGAAAGTTACGCAGACTTTGAACATGGTCGAGATCCAGCCTTCTGGCACTTAAAAAGCCATCGAAATACTGCCACTGCTGCGGGGATCGCTCGCGGTCTATGGTTCTTTGGAAGTCGGAATCTCGCTCAATTGATTCCTGAATGATGTCAACGATCTCAGCGACTAACTGCCTCGCTCCGTTGAGCTTTGCCTTGGCGGCATCGTGACTGCTTTCTGGTAATGGGTTCATAACAACCTCCGTAGTGATGAACAACAGAGGTCAGTATACACAGTTTTGTGGATGTGTACAGCTTTGTGTGCGTCATGTGTAGCAAAAAGCTACGGTTAGTATGACCAGATGGTGGGGTTGGGTTTTGTGTAGTCCCAATCAAGGTGGATGAACCTTCCGCTGCCCTTCTGATTAATCCCAATTCTTGGGCAGTCGTGCATCATAGCGAGAGCGATAAGCCTGTGCGCGTCTTTGCCTTGTACTCCAATATCAACAGCAAGTCCGGTAGAGTGCGCGCCCGGGCCAGACTCTTTGCGAGCCTCAATAGGATGGTCAGGGCATCTATATCCAGATGTCACCGGCAGAGGAATACCCATCAGTTCGCGCAACACATCCAGCTTGTCGCGCACATCATCGGAAAACTTCAACTGACCGCAGCCGCACTGGCAGCGCAATTCATCGTCAGAAAAGTAGGTCATTTTTCTCTCTGGACGCCCTTGGACTTTTCGTATGTACGCATTGCGCCAAGCCCAAGCATTCCCATCAGAACAGGCATCATGGTTTGAAGATCAACTAGCGGCACTTCAATATCAGATCCATTAAGGCGAAGAATAAGATTACCGACAGGAGCAACGAGAAAGTTGCAAGCCATCCCC